TTTTTAACCTAAATTATCTGCACTAGGCAGCAACTAGGTACCATGAAGCTTGACCACTATTCAGTGGTGCATTCATCTTTCGCCTATAGTCAAATCGAGGACTGTAGGCTGTATTACGACCGTCGCCAAGCGACGAGTGTAATTCCGGCGGACCTGGAACACTATGTCCAAGGAACGCACAACTTGTATCTGAAGCAGATACCAAGTTGTATGACATTACGAAAGGCCAGCGGTGGTCTTTCGAAAATGGTTGAACCCTACCTCATGGAGGACGGGTTCCTATTCCCTTCCCTCGATAACGCGGGAAAGGGAGATAAGTCTATCCTGGAACATTGGTCCCAGGATAACAACTTCGAGGTCCCCGAAGGGGACGACGAAGATATACCTGAAGTCGGCGTTGACGACTCCAGGAACATCTACGAGGACCCGTTCAGGGTCCTCGCAGGATACGTTTTTGCCTCGCAGTACTGCGAGGAGAAACCGACAATAAATGTCTGGCCTGGAGGCTGCTTCAGACTCCAGGATAAGATCAGGCCCGACCTAGTCGGGTCAGATCGTAAGAATGTAACTTGGTTTACCAAGATACAAGATCACCGAGAGAAGATGACTCTTCTCTTTCGGCACACACACTGGGGCTATCGCCTACAGTGTGCGCGGCGTAGCACGCCAGGCGAGGATCCGCTACGGAACTTCGCTAATACGCTCTTCAGGAGAATCTCATTCTTCCTGAGAGGAAAGCACGATCCTCTGTGGACAGAGGTCGAGCGGAAAAAGTTCGTGGCCGAAGAATCGACACGAAACTACACCTACAGAGCCCAAAGGCTCCTGGAGGTTCTCAAAACCGTTGACGGACTTTTCCTCCAACGGTTCCTCTCATATCCAGAAGAAGTCTGGAACTGGGAGAAATTTGATCTATTTACCCTTCAGGGTATATCGATCCTACTCACCGACGAGTTCTTCGACGGTGAGCTCACTGACTACTCACTTAATGAGCAAGTCACGCATTACGAAGATCTGAAAAGATCTCGTAAAATGTTCAAACAAGTCATACACTTGGATGAACCAAGCAGAGGTATTTCTGCTATGGACGAGGCCCCAAGGTGGGTCTCATCCTTCCTACGCCCTGTTTGGAACAGGGCCGTACGGCATGATGGTTTCTCCAGGCTTTACCTGGCAGGAACCTTGTCCCAGACGCGAGGATCTGGGACACCTCCCCCCCTTGTTGTCCTTCGGAGCAAGAGGAAGTTTCTCGAGTCGGTCTCAGAACCGCCTCCAGAATTTACAGATACGCAGCGTGGCCTAGTCACAGCAGCGTTCGATGAACTGATCGGGGAAATCCCAGATCACATCTTTACAGGGCTGGACACGAAAGCTCGTGTCACAGTCACAGGATCCGCCTGTTGGGAAGCCAACAGGAAGGAGGGCGGAACCGCCCAAGCCATACTTGATCTTATGAAGAAGTATGACGAGATGCCCATTCCCATTCGGGACATGGACACTGGAAAAGTGCTCGAATTCAAAAACAAAAATGATTTCGAGTCTATCGGGACAGCCATATTTCATGCCTGTCTAGATGAAGTTCTTCACACAGAGCCTGAAGAACTAAGAGAGATTCTTCTCACCGTAGTGAAAGAACCTGCTAAGGCGCGCGTCGTAACAAAAGGGCGCGCCCCTCTGAAGATTGTGTTAGACACAGTCTCAAAGATATGCTCTTGGCCCCTTAAGAAGGGGTTCAAGAGCTCCGAATCCGGTATGGGTAAATCCCACCACGGATGGAATCTCTTCCGCGATTTCACGTCGGAAGAGATGTATGACCTGCTATTCTCTGAAGATCGGAGTAGACGGGTCGAAGATTCTTTCAATGATCACATTGATAGAACCGTATACTGGCAGGACCTTTGGTTCTGCAGTACCGATTACCAGGAGGCCACCGACCGCCTGGTACACGCCATCGCGCGAATAATCGCGCGAAAGTGGATGGTGAAATGCGGGATACCCGCAATTCTCCAAGGCATCGTGATGGGCATTTGTTTCCAACCACGACGAGTTTACTTTACGGCCACAGGGCCGCTAAGTAAAATAGGTCATCCGACGGAAGACGGAGACCGGAGATACGTCACCCTGTACAGGGGCGTACTCATGGGGGACCCCTTAACAAAGGTGATCCTCCATTTCTCGAACATAATATCGAGAAGGCTCGGCGAGGGGATGTCCTCTGGCCGGCTATTCGAAGGCTTCGGAAATGGATCCGAAGCGTACGCTGCGTTCATGACCGGAGTCATGAGCGACAGAACACCAAAACTCTGAAGCAGAGAATTGGGATGTAAGTAAAGGCTCCTATTGGAG